TGTTCTTGTGGTCTTTGCACAATCGCGTTGCCGAATCAAACTGGTCACATTCATAGAAGTACATACCCGGCCCTATTCCTTTCAATGCCGGTCTTCGTCTTACCGCCTCCTTCCTACTTATCCTACGCCAGTGCTTCAAGATGTACATTCTACTAGGCACGTCACCCTTGATAGCTCTTAGCTGCTTCTTCGTCCAATTTGCATATAAAGGGTCGCAGCAATCGCCGCACCGATTGCAAATATCCTTACCCTTCATTCGGGATCAACGGTGGTTCAAGATGATTCTTGATCTTCGTAGCCAGCTCCTCATAATGCTCGAACTCATCTGGGTTACCCACCTTCACCGTCTTCGCCTCCACTAGCTTGAGGATCATCTCTAGCTCCTCGTTTGTGAATTCCATTCTATCATACCTCCCTATTTAAGTTGGTTCTGCATTCTGAATCAGATTCATACTGCACCTACAACAAGGGTGTAAAGTTGGGGACATCACCCCCGCTGAGAAGGGCTCATCCAATCGCACTCGCTCGCCATCCAGGTCAAGGCACTCATCACACGCATCCGCTGCCGCGCTCCACTCCTTTACGGACGTCGGCTTGTCGAATAGCCCCTTGTCGCTAGCTTGATTCCAGCCCTCAAGCTTCCCATGGTTTTGCGCACTGATAAGCTCAGTCCTGGCAATGGTATCGGCACGATACTTCAGAAGGTGGTTGTGATAGCGTAGAGCTCTTGACCGTGCGACATCGGGACGTATCCCGTCCTCAAGCATCTTGAAGTATCGGCGGTTGACGGCTGCGGACTGCCTAGCGGTCAAGCCTATCTGTGGCCTTATCATGCGAGAGGCAAGATAGTGCTTGATATACGTTGTCTGTGGTTTGAGAATCCAACGCTGAGCATTGAATTCAGTCTGCATCGACTGGGCAACCGTCTTGCCTAAATCTGGGAAGAGATGCTTTGCGAAAGGCTTGCTGAAGCGTTGCTCTCTGCGGATGTGATCAAGGAAACTTTGCACCGCCGCCATTGAGCCGATCGCCACTACGGTTTCCAGCTCCTTATTAGAGACCGTGGCGGGCATCGCGGCAAGGGCTTCTTCGGAGTCTTCTCGAAGATCGGCTAGGGTTACCCTGTCCTCAGGCATTCGCTCCCTCATCTGAGGCCAAATCCTCAGTATCGAAGAGCCGTGGTCAACTCTCACCGCCATGATCTCATCGCCAACGTGCCAGCTAGGATATTCCTCTCCCTCAACTATTATCCTCATCACACCACACCGAAGGTCCTCCTCCACAACGACAACCTCGGTCAACGGTATCCTCAGTTCAAGGCGTCCCATTGAAAACCTCCCTTTCAGACTATTTCGACTTTCAACCCCAGTGCCGCACCGATTCCTGTCTTTGTCATCGGCGGATCTGTCTCGTTCGCAAGCATGGCAAAGGCCCTACGACCGAGTCTCAATGTGTTGGGCCAAGTTCCTGTCTCGCGCCCCACTTGGGCCACGTACTGCCTTATATCCTCAATCGAATTCAAAGGCGGCATCAACATCGCATCACTCCTCCTCTTGCTCCTTGAACGGCAGTCCGCCCATGGCCCTGATCGCATCCTCCAGTTTCCTGTCCGGGAACAGCTCCGCACCGGTCCGCCCCAATGAATCCAGTAGCTTGCAGACATTTTCAATGTTTGGATCAGGAGGAAATTCGTAGGCGAGCTTAGGAAGATCGGGCCTCTTGATCGCGTTGAACGCGAACAGCTCAGGCACCGCCTGAGTATTGATCGTATCGCATATCATATTCAGGTAACCCAGTAGAGCTTTCTCAAAGAACGTACGACCCTCCCGCACCAGTGCGTAGGACCCTCTCTTTTCAGCCCCCAGGAAAATAAAATCAGCCAAAAGCGATGAAGCAATGGCATGATCGTATCGCATGATAACAGGATTCGTATCCATGATGGAGCCGGGCGAGGAAATCAACTCAACCTCATATTTCTTCGGGTTATCGGGATCACGTGGCATCACAAGCCCATCCTCGTCGCCTCTCCTCATCTTACGGACCAACTCTTTCCAGTTATCCAACTGCACCCTTGCCGCAGCAGAGTTATCCAAGAAGAGTTTTTCGGGAACGTAAATCACCGCCATACCAGCGAGATTACGCTCGAACCCAATGGCCTCGAATGACTGTAAGTGCTTCTTGTAATACCAAGGGTAGTACGCATTTCTGTAAATACTGCGGCCTTCAGGATTGCCTTTATGAGCTTGTGTTCTAAAGTGCAGACATCTATCAAGCGGGATTCGACGCTCTCGGTAGGTCGGAGGAGGGCTCTGCTTGAACCCAGTCACTATACCTGAATCCGAGTCAATCACCCAGCCAGTAATCGTATCCTGCGAGCGAACCGAAAAGTCCTTGAAACCCACCGCCCCATCGTTGAAGCGCGATCGCTCCCAATCATTCTCAGCATCTGGACCGCGGCGATATTTGTATGATTTCTCCTCTATCGAGTAACCGAATTGCAAGAACGACAGAGCCTCGGAAACGATGTTGTACCACCCCGTGTCCATATCACCCTGCAGTAGACAGGAATCCAGAAACTTCGCGTCCTGGCGTTGCCCTCGATCCTTTCCCGCCGGTTCGATAAAGAACCTAACCGCATGAACCATCTGCTGTATGGCGAAGTTGATCGCACCTACCGTGGGATCATTGTCCCCCATCTCCCGGTAAGCTTTCCGACCATTCGCCCCTTGTAGATCGCGCAACCATTCCTCGGAGAGCACGCCACCCCATATCTTGAGGCCGGTCGATCCTAGTGGTGCAAAGTACGGTTCCCTCTTCTCTTCGGCCATCTTCTCCTTCCTGTCTCAGACTGAGCGGAGTAGGCGACTGGCCTAAGCTCCACGCTGGCTACTCCAGATAGCGACCTACTGGATCACCCGCACCGTTGCAGCATCGTTCTGGCATCATACCTTCACCGCCGTAGTGTCGCGTATGGCTCCAGCATAGCCAGTACTGCTACCTTGCTAAGGCATCCCACCACTTTGCGCAGCATCTAGCTGCGTCGTAGCCACCTTTCTCCACTCAATCAGTTTACAGCATCGCGACGTGTTTGCCAACCCCATCTCTATGCTCACCGCCTTTCGGCATCTGGGCTTTCTTTTGGGCCCGCGCTTGATGGTTTCCGCTGCGCCCTCATTGCCTCAGTCATCATCCCCGTTATCATTTGGACAACCTCAGGTCTGGTGAAGCCGGCAGCCGTAAATTCCTCCATAAAGAGCGCCATCATAATGGCCCCTTCCCTGACTCCCTCCCTAGTTGACATTCCACCTCGAAGCTTGTCCATGAAGCCGCTTGGCTTATCATGCTCATCCATCTCGTTCCTCCTTCTTTCCCTTTACGGGACGGGCAGCCAACAGACACTGCTAAGGACCCTTAACGACGTTCACTTGCCCGCCCCGCTATCCTCCCGATGAGGATCTTCATCATCTCTAACCGCCGCCAGCGGGCCCAAGCCACTGAAAGATAAGATAGAGTGTCCCGCCAACTGCCGCTACCCCGAGGGCAAATATCCACTCTCTCCAACTCCTCCCTTCGGAGCCTGTCACGAATAGCGCGAGACAAGCGCCGGTTATCACTCCGAGCCCAAAGAGCAGCCACAAACCGCCTACTGTCCACAACATGTAATCCTCCTCAGATTAAACTCGCGTGTGATGCCGGATGCGCTGCCCCGGGTTGCTGCATACGCCAGTAGTTCGGATCTGGATCCTCTGCTCCTGGCATAGCAATCACCTCCTAGGTATACACAAAACCGCGCCCTTCGCATATATTACATGACGCATAATCATAGTACAGCCTCCCTCTGATCAGCATCCTCCCCATAAGCCTATCGATGCGGCGGTATCTCATTTCCTCTTTCATATCCATGCTTGTCTGTAAAATGTCAAACCTGTCCGGTTCCAACCCAGTCCCGTCACAATTCCGACATTTCATTTTACTCTTCGCCATAGCAATCACCTCCCCTCATTCATCATCCTTCTGCGATAGTCCAAGACCATATCCTCGATTTCCACACTGTCATATCTCGCCCCCATGAATTCATGCTACCGAATACTGCTCCAATCTATGCTAAGCTGCCTTTCTTGTAGCCAAGGTGTATCCGGACTTACCTTCCACAGAAATCTCCGAAGGGCCTTCCATTCTTGGTCATCACGCCAAGCCTGGATGTAATCCTTTAGCGTAGCAACGCCAACCAGTACTCTAACCTGCGCCTCTGATGTTCCAAATGGCAAAGCTTTCTCCGCAGTAGGGATGACCGTATGATCCGTGATCATCCATCGCTTCTCTTTGTGATTGTAGCACACAGGGTATTTCATTTCTCGTTCCTCCTCATACAGCATAGTTTCTCTGCTCCTCTAGACTGAGTGCCTTGAACCGCTCCCAAGCATCATAGAACCCTTTGGGGATATTCAGGCGCGGCTCATGATCCTTGCGCCTTAGAGGGCAAGGACCGTGATAGGGATGAACCTCGAACAAGTATCCCTCGAACTCGTATTCAGGCTCAAAGCCACAGATGAAGCCTCCATCGTCCAAGCTATAGCATGGCATTACTCTTTCTCCTCATGCATCATCGACCACTTGAATGCCTCCCAGTAACTGCGGCTGAAGACCAACCGCGCTACGTTGATCAAACCGGGTGATCCTTTTCTGCCATCCTGGCAGCGGCACGCTCCATGTCATCTACGCTTTCTGTATACACAGTCGTGACCTGTCGCTCTTTCATAGACTCCGCATACAAGAGCCCCTCGGCAAACCCAAGGGCAAACGATTCTGCTGTGGAGCTTACTTTCCCACTAATCCTGATGTGGTGCAAACTCTCTACTATCTCCGTTAGATCCATATTCATCACCCACAATACCCTAGGATAGCCCTCTTACTTCGAAGTGACAGCCACTCGTGTTTCTGTTTGCGATGGCTGATGCTCCACCTCATACGTCTTCCTATCATGAAACTCCGCCTGCTTGCCATCGTTCCATTGCTCCATCGGCCTCAAGTAGCCGACGATTCTGCTATACACCTCCGCCTTCTGCCTCTTGCTCTCAGGGATGATCCTTCCATCCTCAAGGATGAGGTTACCGTCCTTATCTTCCTTCATTTACTACCATCTCCTCTCTGATTCCCATTGTTCGCTCCCCTTGCGGATCAAGTGCGATTCGCACGTAAAGCGTTTTGCCTGTCAATATTGAGGCGGCTGGCCGGACTCCCCAAACCGGCTCCTTTTCTTTTTACACCCTAGCAGGGGGTTGTAACTAGCCCTAGTGGCTACCTGTTCGCGAAATGCACTTCGCTTTTCCGTTCTCTTTGACGCCTTACCCTGACGCTGCTACGTCACAGCCACCTCAACTTTTCTCAGAACATACATCGGACCAGATCCCATACATTTTTCATACAAGACATCCCCGCATACGGTACCATCACCCGGATAGGCTTACCATAATTACAGCATGGGAGCATTACTATCTCCATCTTTTCCTCCACCACGATCCCTCTTTCTCGTGTTGACATATTTCCCCTTTTTGTTAAAAGGCCGCTGGCCGGTCTTCCACCGACCTGGGCACGAGTCCGACCCTCATATTATGGCTCATGTGTGCCTGCGTTGACTAGACGCTAACGGGGTGCGTGTTATGTGTCTGCCCCGCCCGCAGCCGCCTTTCATCATATCCATCCCCTCAGAGAGTACCATCCTAGAATGACCGCCGCCCCCATGATTATCCCGACTATCAGCCAGCGCCAGTCAATCATCGGCTCTCCCCTCCCAGGCTTCGTCCAAGTCGCTCACTATCAATGCCGCATCACTGATATAACGCGAGGCACCAGCCAACATCACAACGGCCCCGCGTAGCGCATCAAGTTTGCGATTGATTGCGTTCTCGGTCTCCATCCGTTCATTGTGATTCATCACTTTTCCTCCACCTGGCGCGATCATCCCTTTGTACCCCGAATCAGCGATTCAACGTCGCTCGCTTTTACCCCTTCGTAGAAGTTTAACAATTCTCGAATGATCTCCTCATAGGTCTCGCCCTTCTTGCCCAAAGCCATTAGGCGATCCCGCGTCTCTGTATTGATTCGTATAGTCGTCTGTTCGACATCCACTTTCTTAGATCCTTTTGCCTGCAACGTCAAATCAGCTCCTTTTCCCTTGAGAACAAAGAGGCCATTCCCTCACGAATAGATCCGGCGGTGGTTCTTCCCCTCCATTTCCTTTCTTGAAGAAGAACGGAACGCCGGCAGAACAGCATTGCGCGTGGAGATCTCGTCCCCAAGCATAATCCATTGGCCTTGCCTTTGGTCCTGTTTCAGCTCCACAGATTACCCAATCAAGAACATGCGTCTGATACTGTTCTGCATCGACTTCCCCATTCGGATTCCCTGTGGGAACCGCTTGTACGTCCCATCCTTCCAGCCAATCAGGACCATACGATCCTCCGCGTAAGTTGACAGGCTTCAATATTGGTTCTACGCTCACGAATCGCATTGCCGCTGGCATATCAAGCAGAACCGGAATCCGCTCATCCGCTGTAGCTTGATTCTCCGCAGTCACCCCAAGCCAGACATTCGATAATGGATGTAGCGGTTGCTCGTGGTCATGCATTCCATTGTGCTCTCTCCATCGATCCCAAAGAGCAAAGTCTAGTTCTCCTCCGGGTGTTGCTGCATCTACAGTGCTCAAGAACTCTTTCATCCGTTCAGGACGTTTGGTAAGAATTAAGTACGTGTGTTGAGGCGCTATCGCCATCATTGACCACACGGCCACAATCCATTTATTAGGCACATCTTCGTGAAAGAGATCACCCATCGAGCACACAAAGATCTTCTTCGGTTTCCTCCAGTGAAGCGGTTCCTCTAGTCGATCGGGATGAAAGGTAACTCGGAATGGATCATCCTTTGGATATCCGAACCTGCCAGCAAGGCGCTTTGCCATCCTTGCGGCGTAGCAATGCTCGCATCCCTCACTAACGGGTGTACATCCGGTAACAGGATTCCAGGTCGCGTCTGCCCATTCTATTTTCGTCTGATTCATCCTTCTCCTCCCTGGCCCGTATAAGTATTATACTGGTTATACCGCCGCCCGTCAAGTTTCTCCACTCTCACAGTCTCCACCTCACTGTTTCTCCCTCTGGGATGAAGCTCGATTGTCCTCCCACAAGCTCCGGACCGACCGTTGGCGTCTCCACCGTGGTCCCGCCCAACCGCTTCGCGAGGAATGCGAAGGCATAGGCATGACCCAGGTGATCCGGCCCCGACTTCTGATACTGGTAATACTCACCCCCGCCCGCCCTAACTTGTTTGACACGAAGGAAAGCGGCAAGGTGCGCAAGCAGTTCAGGCGGCGAATCCGAGGGCAGTATTGGATCGCCCTTCTTCAGCGGCGCAAACGCATCGTCAAGCAACTCTGTCCGATTCATCTTGACAAGCGTGATGTCCTCGATCTCCTCAGTCTTCAGTCCCAGCTTCCCCGATCCTGGCATGTAGTCGAACGTCTTGACCCTACCTGGGAACCTCCGAGCGAACGCCTTCGCCATCCTCACCTCGGGCTCTAGCTCAATGATCGCCTGGGCAGGTTCATACAACTGCATGACATCGCAAAGACCATCAAAGGTCGTCTCAAAGCCCGCCTTGATGATCCGGTCGCCTTCTAGTACCACGTACCAGCAATCTGGCTCACCGGGGTCGATACCGAGAAAACATCCTCTCCCTCCTGACTTGCAAATGTGCTGAGATCTACCGACCAGTTCGCGCAAATATTCAGGGGCGAGTCGGCTAGCACTTGTGGAATATGGTAGACCCAGCTTGAAGTTGTAGAAGAGCTGCGTCTTTCCGGGGTTGCCTTGCACCGCCTTCCATTGCCGCTCCAAATCCCTAGGCGCAACCGTCGAGGACACAAGCTGGGATAGCCTGAACGACTCGTATTCCGCATCCTTGACCAGCGGTACCCAGTCGCCGTGGAGCTTGTCAGCCTCATGGAGCTTGTCGGCCTCGTCGAGTTCAACCCCGCACTCTGGGCAGACGAGCTTACCGTCCTTGATCGAATCGGGCCAGCTCGCCACTGGCTCATGAAGGTGGCCATTCTTGCACCTAAGCTTCCAAACATTCTGCGACGCCTCATTGATCCCAACTCCCGGCACGCTCGGGTTTGATATATCGAGCAGCCATTTGTGCTCCACAGAGGCCGCTAGCCGCTCCTGAGCCTGGTTAGCTCCCTGCTCCCACATCCGATCAAGCTCATCCCTTATCAGCAGCCCTACTGCGATCTCAATCAGGAGCTTTTCCGAGTTCGCGCCACGCAGGTAGAGACCACTCCCCCACCCTATCTTCAACCCCACGTTGTCGACTTCCGAGAATCCCTTGCTCAACCAGTCAGATTTAAGAATGGCACCGTTGACCCGACGTTGCGCAAACTGGGAGAGCTGTCCGGCAAGAGGCAACATGTAGAGGGCATCTTCATCGAATTCCCTGAGGAACCAAAAGGTTAAATTCAGCGCCATCTCCGTGAAGCCAAGCAGGGCCGCCTTCTGGATCACCATGCGAAAGCCCTCCGGCGTCTTGTGGTTCCATAGGCGATAAGGCTTATCGAGATACGGTTGACGGAAAGGGCGTTTCCAGATCGAGTAAGGCTCCCCGTCTCTCATCCTGCGGTGCAAAGATGCGAATCTATATGGGTCAGCAGAGCTCTTTACTCACTTGTTCCTTACTCCCAAGTCCTTGCTTTTAACACGGCCAGTGTTGCAAGCCCCATGAGAAAAGCAACACAAAAAGGAACAAAGATGCTTGACGCTGCCACTGCGAATGAAATAATTGAAGCAATCACAGGGACAACAAATATACACAGCAGAATACACTTTTTCTTCTTTGTCATTATCCCATCCTCCCTTGATCTCCTTGCTCAACAATCTCCTCTTTTATTTCTGTGCCGTCAAAGTAACAGACTGCCTCCCTGACTGATTCTATATCCGGAAAACTAGCCCATGTATCGTGCCACCACGACCAAAAGCGATAACGACGTTGTAATACGTACATCACGAATCCATCGGCATACGTCCGTTTAATGATTCTTAGATTCTTCATCGCGCTTTCCTTGAACAGCATACTCCTTAATCTCAAACGCAATCCTGTTCTTGATACTTTCAATCACTTTAGGAGGCAGCTCTCGCAAGCACAGGTAGTTCCTAATAACCCGCTCTGCGTGCTCCATTAGGGACAGTAGGTGCCTATGGCGCCGTATCTGTCCGGTGGATCGTGGAGCATCGAACATGCGAAATTGTGCACGCCCATCAACTACCCGGAAATCTACCTTGTGGACTTTGCCACAATCGCAGCAGGCCATCTTATATCCCTCCTCCACTGGCTGAACCCACTCGCCTTCCTCAGGCTCCTCATATCTAGGCACGATTTTCACCCCTAGTTACCTCAGTCAAGGCCTTACCTGTATCCCCATCTCATTGCATTCCTGTAGCTTTGCACGGGATTCCTGCCTGCTCAGTAATTCAGACAGTATCTCCTCCGACTTCCTGTGATCATAGCTCTCGAAAAGGATTCCCTCAAGATCATCACGACTATCCCAGATCCCGCCCAACTTCATTTCTCCATTTTCTTCATCAATGATAACTTCAAGGGCCAATCCCAGCGGATGAAAAAACAGCCTGTTGGCCTCTTGGAGGTAGCCTCTTTCTCTGAACTCCTTGATGTCTATCCTCTTTCTTGACATGTTATTTGGCACCTCTTTTCTTTCGGAGTAAACTCTCCTCTTCCAGTAAGGCGTTGGTTACGCGTAGTAGGTCGAATATTTTCTTCAACCCACTATTGCTGACCGCTGTTGTGGATACTTGTGATTCATCAATCTGGAGTTGTCTCACTTCCTTAAACGCCTGTTCATAGATCGCTTCTCGCCCAGCGTCTTGCCTTATAAGGTATAAGCAGGTTCGTGGCTTCGTCATTTTATCCTTCTGGCAACGCCAGCCCTGCTTCCTCTGCCGTCTCCCTTATCCTGGTGATGACTCGCTCGAACTCTTGCTGCTCCTCAGGACTACGCTCGATAACCAGGACCTCACGCCTGTCTGTTATCTCAAGCCGGTCGGTTGGACCACCGGTCATCAGCGCCTTCTGTTTTATCAAGTCCAGCTGCCCGTCAATCGCCTTCTGCAAGACACGATTGAGTTCCTTAGCATCCATGGCGTCCCAAAGTTCTGGGGCTCTCTTGACAAGCTTCACCTCATCCTCAGAGCGCGTTGCCTTGACCATTCCCAGGCGGAGCAGGCATTGATAGATGATCCCGGACAAACCAGCTTGATAGGTCTCAACTAGACGGAGCCCCTTATCCACCTTCTCAGCCTGCGCTTGGGCCCTCGCTTCTGACAGTTCGGCGATCCTTTTGTCGGCCTCAGCCGACAGCCTTCCGACGTAGGCCTTACGCAATGTCGGCCAATCCCCTTCCGTCCCGTGCCTTTCTACTGTCCTACGCGTCACACCTAATTCGTCCGCAAGCTGCTCATAGGTAATGCCAGGCGTGGTCACGTACTTCTCTTTGGCTATCTCCCAGACCGCATCACTCAATCTTCCCATCTACAAATCACTGCTCCCTCTCCCATTCAGCAAAATCCCTACTCCAACCACCAGTATATTGAAGCAGAGCCCGATTCCACTCTATTGTATATCCCAAAGAGCGCAACATGTTTTCCTTATCCTCATCCAGGTCATCCTGCCATCCCCCTTCCTCAGTGCTCTCTTTGATTGACCCGAGAATATGTTCCAGATCTACGTTGCGTTCGCCCGCTATCTGTGCTGCGTCCTTCGCGGTTAACATTTCTCCCCCTTGCTCACTGTACCCTTCTCCGCCACGATCCGCATATCACTGGTACCACTACAACCCCTGCCGTCAAGCCGATCACCAGGTACCCCACCCAGTCAGGCGGCATCCGCTTCCTCTATAGGCTCCCAGCGCACGCATCCGAAATCAGGCGGCGTAATGTGCTCACCGTCGGTCTCTTCGGTGGTGATTACGATCGGGCATCCTGAAGTTCCCACTGCCGGGAACTCCCAGAATCGACAGTCTTTACAGCGCCCCACCAGCTTCATCCCAGTCGGTTCACTCGCTACTTCTGGTGTCAACACTTTCGTCTCCGCTTTTCTCGAATCGATCTCTTCCCCATTGAGATACCTGAATTGAACGATTCCACGCTCAACTTTCTGCACTGCGGGGTCATGGAGCCTCCCGCCCGAACGCAAGACTGAGGATGTTCATGGCCCCAACGTGGTCAGCGTCGCTGTTGAAACTACATCGAAGACATTTAAATCTCTCGCCTTGTCGATTCGCCTTCTCGGTATGCCCACATTTCGGACACATCTGAGAAGTGTACTCTGGACGGACCGCTTTGCATCGGACGCCGAACAACTCAGCACGGTCCCGTATTCGTTTGAGGGTCAGAGCATAAAACCAGTAATTGAATTTCCGGTTTATGTTCTTTGACCACTTGCCTTTCTTATTGTCTTTTAAGCGTTTGAGATCCTCAATTGCGATGTCAGCTTTTCCATCAACTGCTTGCTTGACAGTCCAGCCAATATAATTTCGGATCTCCTCACGCACTCGTTTTGCGGCCCTCAATCCCTGCTGCTTCCGGACCGCCTTCTCCGTTAAAGCCTTTACCTTGGTGCCGTAGACCTTACCATCGCTGTCAGTAATCAACTTACGATATCCGATGTCGAGGCCCTTAGCTTGCTTCACCTCTTTGACATGTTTCTTTCGCTGGAAGACCAACTGAATGTACCAATTGCCCCACTCATCTCGGATGAGCCGTCCACCGTTGACCAAATTCCATCTGCGGAGATACTTGTTAGCATGGTCGTAAGATCTGATCGGCACGGATATAGGATGACCTTTTTCCAGAGTCGATATCTTGATCCAATAATCGAAGCTGTTATGGCTTTTCTCGACCTTGATGAATCGTTGATCCAAGGTCATGCAGGGTTTTGTCAATTGCGGAGGTCGGTCGCTTTTATCAGCCTTAAGCATACCTATTGCCTGCCGTAAGGCGGCTTGTTTGAAAGCTGAACCAAGATCGAGTTTGCAATCTTGATAATGCGCTCCGCCTGTGAGTTCTTCGTCTTCTACAAAGAAGTTGACGGCCTCTCGATACATCTCCCATAGCCGATCAAGCTGCTTTCTCTTACTGGTATTGGCAAAGCGCAAGGCAAACTTCAAGCTTCGTTTCATCGTTCCTCCACATATATTATAGTGCATCTTGTCCTGAAAACCAAGCCTCATTCTCCAAGCCGCTGAATCAAAGAATCGCTCAATTTCCAACTTCTTACCTTCTCTCCTCATTTTAAGATTCAGGGCGTCAGCGGTAGGGGCCACAGGGCTGCTGCCACCCGAGATGGCCCCGAATCCGCTGCTGGTGCTAGGAGGCCGCTGGTAATCCGATTTACCGAATCGAACGGCGGCGATTACAGAAGGATCATGACTCCCTCCAAGCCTTCCATTACCGGCCCAGCGGTGGTTCATCATTGTTCTCACGCCCTCTTCGCATTATGGAGCGCATCCTCACAAAGCGCAAGCGCGTCCTCAAGCGGGAGAGTCGCTTCCAGTTTCAGATTCGCGCAGGTCGCATCCATCCGACCCGTCTCCTTGTTCACAGGTCCGCAGCGGAACCAGTAAATCTTGGCACTCATTCTTGACCCGCTATCTGTTTTGGGACTGATCGAAAAATCAGCAGATCCAGGCAACCGTCGTACTTCAAATGACTCCCTGAACCGCCCCTCTACCTCTACCAGCTCCTCCTCACATTGATCTCTCTCCACCGCCCTACTGGCGCATTCGAGCGCAAAGTCCACAGCCTCGGATATCTCATTCCGGTTGAACCTCCGAAAGTCATCCAAGCCACCACCAATACGCTTGGTCTGAACCACGAATCTGGGCACAATTCCATCCATAGCCACATAGCCCTCAAGCCTTGGATGCTCAGGATTGACACCTCGCTTCCTACATTCCTCCTCGAATCTGTCCGCCAGGAAATCTGCTTTCGCCTGCCGCACGCGCTCCCATACCTGCGAGGGAAAATCCGCCGCACGCCTAACCCTCATCGCCAGTCATCTCCTCTCTGTCATTGTGCTGGATTGCCACCACCTTCTCCCGGATCGCCTCTTTTATGTACGCGGACGCCAGACGCTTCTTCTTCAGCTCTGCCAAGAATTCGATCAGATCCCGGTCCCTGTCCGTATCCAGGTTGATCACTTGGTAAACATAGGACTTCATGTTGTTACCTCCTACTCCGCGACATGCACTGAGATGCACCCCGAGTAGTCCCCACCCCGCCCGGTAACCTGTTGCGCAATCCTGAGCGCCTTGACGTCCGTCTCATTCACTGTCAGGCCCGGGAGCTGTCCCACTTTGATGCTCAGCCAGTGGGCCGCCGTCCCGGTATCGTGACCTACGCTCAGGCCCTCCTTGCTGAATCCGGCCTTGAGCAGCGCCCTCTTTACCAGCGTGGTTTCCTCCCTTGCGTTCATCATCATACACCCATCGCTCTTTCCATCGCCGCTAACCGTCGATCCTTTTCATAGTATGCACTGAACTCTTCATCACTGAGCTCATAGTTGATGTGTCGAAGATACAGCCGCTCAACCTCCGCCCGTAATGCTTTCAGTCCTTTTCTTGTCTGTCCTCGCTCTCTCATTGTGCAACCTCCTTTTCCTTACATCTACAATATACGTTATTATTGATAATAATACAAGGGTTTTGCGAGGCTGCTCGGTTAGCTGATTCGGGAGGACATTTGTCATTTTTTTTAAGCCGTCAGTCTCGGTTCAAGCCCTAGAACTGATAGCCTCTCAAGAACAACACTAACATATTCCTCACATATTTCCATCCCATAGCAGATACGCCCTTCTTGCTCTGCGGCAACTACGGTAGTACCTGATCCTAAATAAGGATCATAAACCGTATCGCCTTTATTAGTGTAAAGTTGAATAAATCTCGTGGGGATTTCTACTGGAAATGGAGCTGAATGATTAACTGACTGTGTTTGCGGTTGTATATCCCACAAACCATCAAGTGCCCAACGTTCTCCGATCTTATTTTGGGATCGTATTTTCACTGGACTAAACGATGCTAAAAATTCCCAATTGAGGTCAACTACATCCTGTTTAGGGGTATATGGGACAAAGCGGCCATGTTTAGCCCATATTCTGACATTTCTAAGAAACCACTCATTCTTTCCTAGAGCGTTAGCCCACCAGTCTAAAAGAAGCCATACCTGACGAATATTTTCACCATGCCGCGTAGCCACTGTTGTTCCTGTATTCAAAGCAATATGGCCTGGGATGTCCATTATACTAGCCAAACAATTCGCTTCATGGTTAATATGACTAATAATCGCATTCTTGCCGTTCTCTGCTTCATATTCACGACCAACCCAGTATGGGGGACTTGTTGTGCATAGACGCATTTTGCCTCCATCCATCAACACTGCTACATCCCCCGCATCCGTTGAATCCCCACACATCACCCGGTGAGACTTTCCAGGTGTTGCCTTCGATGGTATCTCCCAGATCTGTCCGCGCTTCACTTTCCATTTCTTGTTCAGCTCTTCGGCACGGTCGACCAGCTCACTGACAGACCCTTCATCCTCCTCGGGTATCTCCACAGGTAGATCAAACCCCATCACGTCAAGGTCAATATCGAAATCAGATTCCTCAATCTCAAACTGAATCTCCTCCAGCACACTCTCATCCCATTCCGCCAGGAGCGCTATCTGGTTGTCAGCCAACGCCAGCGCCTTCCTCTTCGGGTCATCCGTCGCCAAGTCATCCCTCACCACCACGACCAGTTTGTCGCCCTTCGTGTGAACCACCCTCATGTCCAGACCGAGTTCCTTCGCCTTCTCCAGAACAGCGTTGCCGCCTATAACAACTCCGTCGCGATCTACCACGATAGACCGCCCCGCACCAAGTTCATCCAAGCTCCTCCCGACCGCCTCAAGGTTGCGTGGCGGATGCAGACGGGCATTTCTAGGGTCCGTTTTTAAGATTAGTTTCTTGTCAGTAGCCAAACTGAACCTCCTTCCCTTCTTGTGCTAGTTCTGGCAACCGTTCCTCCGAGGATGGACGCCCGCCGTACTTCGCCATTGCTGCCTTGAAAGACGGCAATCCCTCAGCTTCCAGCCATTGCGCAAGCGTGATCCCAGGCAGCTTGCTCATTGCTTCATAGTGATCACTGAGCGCAATCACCGCCGGATCTTCGCGGAATTCCTTGCTTGTGTAGAACTTATCTGGCGTCACCCCGATCGCCTGGAGCGCATGCCATACCTCGCCGGGAACGACTCTCCCGCTATGCGTCCTGTGCGCGATGATCCATCGTGCCGCCGATTCCAAATCATCATTGCGGATGTGTTGAAAGGTATCAAGCCATGCCTCTCGCGCATCCACTGGTATCCCCGATCCATATACGACTGAGAAGAGATTGCTAAGCCTCGCTATGCCTATCGCAGTGCTCATATCGCTTCACCCGCCAAGATCTGCTGGTCGTACTCCCGTATACGTGCCTGCTCATCTCCCAGCGACAACCCACCGGCTTTCCAAAGCGGCAACTTCATCTTCACCGTCCGCAAAGTCCAATTACATGTCCATTCTTCCTCGCTGCCTTCCAGCGCCTTCATTAAGCTGATCACGTCTGTTGGTTTGTGCCCCGCCATGAAGATCGTCTTCAGGGTCTGCCGCAACGGCGAGAGCTCGGGGCCGTTGAGCTCAATGCCACGAGTCTCTTGATATGCGTCGAGAGTTTGCTTGTACCAGTCTTTTGGATATTTGATCTGTTTGCGGGGTGCGGTCGGCTTGCCCGACCCAGTCTTTTTTGGTTCTTCCTGAGAATGGTTCTTACTACCATGATAAATACTAGGGCCATGCTCACCGGAGCCCGGATTATCCGTATCGCGGTTTTCCGCGTTGCGGGTTTTCGGCGCGAGTTGGACGTGCATCACAGAGATATCTGGTAAGGGTAATTGCTTAGGATCTTCAGTTACTATCCATTTAGTGCCCACCCAGCGACCTTTTTCGTCCTGTATCTTCTGGATTAATAGGTATCTTCGATCTTGCAGTTCCTTGACTCCGTTACGAACTGATGTCTCCCCATCGGTAGACCTTTTGAGTAGGTCAGAGAAGTAAAACTTCCATCCTGGAGGACGCGAGACCAGATACACCCATATTCCCTTTGCCTTCCAGCTCATCTCTGGATTATTATCGATAGCATTTAAGTCAATGGTCTTGAATCGGTTAGTCTTTACAACTTCTAAGCGCATTAACTCAGACATTTACTCACACTCCTATTCGGTAAAGTAGTGCGGGTGGAGATCAACCCCGAATAACGGGATGATCCTTCGGGCGAAGGCTTCCCGGCCAATTTTCAAATGGAATAGTTCAGACATGAAGCGCCTCCTCACTATGGAAGCCTGTTATCCAATTCCACGTTATTCCTAACTTGATATCACTGACGGTATTCCCATCTATGCCATACCTCAACCCGATCTCTCGTTGTGGTATACATGCTCGGTTCGATAAAGCATAGATTTCTAATACATCTTGGGGTGTCAGATGCCCGTGATTTCCCCTATGTTTGCTTTCTCGATCACGTGCGTTATCTCCATGAGTTCCAAGGAACAAGTGATTGGGGTTAACGCAACGAGGATTATCACAATGGTGAAGGACACATAACCCTGTGGGTATAGGTCCATAAGCAAGCTCCCACGATACGCGGTGTGCCAGTAGCGTAGTGTCATTATAGATATGAATCTTGCCGTATCCATGGGAATCTAATGATCCTAGCCAAGGCCAACATTCACTGCGTTTTCCTTCTTTCATGTGTGACGAAAAAAGCTTTTCAATGGATGTTCTTTTCTTGCTCATGCCATCAACTCCTCTGTGGTAGAGTTTGGTGGGTGAAGCAGCCCCACAAAGTGGGAATGCTCATTGCGAGCAAGGCCCGGCTATCCTCACCCACCGTATCAATATTATAACCGATCATGCCCCGAATGCCAAGCGCGAGGGGATGACTCTACTGAGCTACCTCGTACGCCTGCATCCAGTCGAGCACCGCTTCACTGAATCCGTCTATATGAGTCCACTTCCCATAACCGATACCGTTCTCATAGGACGCGACGTTGATCAGATATCCGCGCCCTTGTGGGTCTGGCACCCGGTCATGAGATTGTTCGTCGGTGAAAACCACCAGCCGGTCGTATTCGAGCTCGTCGAGTTTCTTAACAGCCGCCCCTAAATACGTACCTTGATGCTGTTGGGAGTTGAAGATTGCATCCCTTAACGCAAACCCTCGGCGAGGCGGAATCTCAACAAGCTGATTAGAGAAGCTAAAGATCCGCACCTCTTCACAAATTTCTCTTGCCAATACTGCTAGTGCGGCAGCCGTATCTGCTCTGCTCATCTCAGATCTGTCCGACAAAGCCGCTCCCATGCTTCCCGAAACATCGACAAGAAGAAGCGTCTTCCCAGGCAGTTTCTCATGATCAGTGAGCGCAGTCAACATGGCCTTTTCGATCTCAGGCTCTAACTGAACCGCGTATCTCGCTGCCGCGATGAATCGGAAAGGCAATACCCGTCTGAATCGTTTCGAGTCCTGGAAGTATGCCTTAATCTTCTCCTCATCAACCCCAGCTTGGAGCATGTTCCGCAGGTTGCGCAGGAAGGCTAAGCCCCCCAACTTCTTCTCATTCATCAGCCGCTCAAAGGTCTCCCTCTTACTCTCACCGCCTGAAAGTGCCGTTTCCCACGTATCAGGCGTCTTCATCTTGCCGTCGACGAGGCGCTTCCACACAGCGGCCTGTTCGCCGTCCTTCGGCGTGGGATGAGTAAGGAAGAGCACGTCCCTCAGCTTGACCTGCCCAGGCCGGTCGTACTTAGCCAGCGCATACTCGTCAAACTTCTGGAACGCCGCGGCAAGGCCCTTCTTGACCTGCGCAGACAGCGGCTGCCTCCCATCTTTCCAGTAGAGCGCGACAAATTCTGTGAGCTCATCAGCACGCTTGATGACCTTCTCAAGGGTGTCTGCTACCAGCCCCTTGTGGGAATCAACTCGCGCCATCTCGCGGACAATCCAAAGAGGAGTATGCCGCAGGTGATACTTGCTACGGGCCTCCACCGCGATGGCCGCTACCTTGTCCGCCTTCACTCGTGGGACAATGTTCGCTATCCGTTCCGCGATCGACACGCCGTCCTCATAGAATTCGGACTCCCATAGCAAGCAGCTCAATACCGACCGCCTCAGTTGAAGTTCAGGATTGACCCGCAGTGCTGGAGCACCCTCGTGTGTAAACACCTTCTCTTTCCTCACGTTCGTCTTCGCCATAATCTACCCCTCCTATGATTAGGTAGCAAGATGGACTTCGCGCCCCATCTCATTCGTGAGAGCAGTTTGGAGAACGAGCATTAGCGGGCGTTTTCATTTCAAGTGAAGTAACCGCTAACTTCACTACCAAACCGCCTCTGGTGGGGGGAGCTGGACTCGAACCAGTAACCTCTCGCTCCCTATGCGAAGTAACCGTAGTCTTCACCATCTTTCGAGGCACAGACGACAACGGTGTATAAGCGCTCTGCCAATTGAGCTATCCCCCCCATGAAACGCGGAGAACGAACGGCGACGGGAATAGCCGATACCAAGTCGAAGTACCCGTAACCTTCACTACCGCGCTCACATCTGTTGTTTTGGCTGGTATCGGTCATCATACTATTAGTGTACGTTTTATGATCCCAAATGTCAACCCCACCACCCGGGAACCGTCATCGCAGGTACAGCACCGGCTCGCGTTGGATCTGACTATGGAAGTCAAGCCACAGGCTCCAGATACCTCACCGGCTTGCCCAAGCTCTCCGCGAACTCGACCTCGCGCTGCGTCTGCTCGCCGATGTAACCCTCACGATTGATGATGAGCACCTCGTCAGCTATTCTAATCTTCTCAAGGTGGACTTGATCAAGGATCTCGGCCACGCCTTCCGATTCTGCGATGTGGTCACCTGACGTCGTATACCACCTCGGTAGGAGGTGCCATCCAAGCGCGATATCGCCGCGCTTCTCAATTTCCCAAGCTACCACGGCCATGGTCTCCGTGTAACGTGTGGATCCGCACAAACAGATAATCTTCATCACGCCTCATTCCCGGACTCATTCATTCCCAGTGAGGCAAAGTCTTCCCGAAAAGCGTATTCAGGTCCCGCATAACCGCCGCGTCGACAAGCCTTATCTTGATCTCGGGGTAATACTTCGCCATCCGCTTCAGCTTCGTCCTGCTTGTCTTGTCCATGTATCCCTTTACCTCATGGAATTCTATGTGCCCGTCGGCATACTCCACCTTAAAGTCGGGTTTGTAGTCTATCGCCCCGCGCTTGATCGGAAACGGAAAGGTTTCAGTCTCGTAGCTCCACGCCTTGATCTTCCCGTTGTCCTTCAACCAATTCAGATATAACGCGTAGTTGTGCTCCCAGCTACTGCGAACATATATTCCAATGTCCTCTCGGAAGCTGCCTTTACTTCGTCTCGGTCTCTTCATCGTCTGCTTCATCACCCGCTTCATCGTGAGCCTTCGTTGCGCGGCCCAAGGCAAAACCAAGGGCAACGAGGGTGAAACCACCAATGATGACTACCCACAAACATACTAAAAACAATGGGTCATTCATTACCTACGCCTCCCGCAGCTTCCTGCGTTTCGCCTTACGCTCCAACCTCTCGCGCTCCTGCCTTGCGGCGCCGGCTATCATAGTTGCATAACTCGTTCGGAGAAGCCGTCCGAATCTGCTTTTGAGATCCATGCTGTCCCACATCAAAAAAGGTGAACACTCATCCAGACACCGCCCTGTCGGCCAAAAACCAGCAAGAGGACAGCGTTTACATTCATTTCTCATGATGCCTGTGCCCTCAACCTCCTTCTTTGTCCTTCCGGCGGCTCCGTATGCGCAACACGGACAGTCGTACGGCATCTCAGGTATCCCTCCGCCGTTCGGCTCCCAGCCAGGCCAGGCCTCTTTTCCTTCCCCCGGATTCATCGCCAGCCAGCCCCATAGGTCTTCACAGAGTTGTAATGCCATAACCTTCGTCAATCTCATGTCTCCTCCTTAGACCACTTCGACTTTCAAGCCAAGCGCCGCACCGATTCCTGTTTTTGTCATCGGCGAATCCGTCTCGTTCGCAAGCAGAGAGAAGGCCTCACTACTCAACTTCAGCATAGTGAGTGGAACTCTTGACGCGTGTTCCGCCCGCAGAATACTCTCTTGAAGGATTTCGAGCGTGCAGCTTGTATCGGACATTTCCCGCTCATCCGCCGATTGGTAGTATCTGATATGCTTGCCAACCGCAGACGGGATAAGTTGTCCGTTCTTACCCCTCTTCACTTCCGCAACAATTTCCGATCTCATCATTCCTCCCTCTCTTTCCTAAGCCTCGCCTTTTGCTCCAGTCTTTCATGTTCCCGTCTTGCCGCGTCAGCCGATATCACAAAAGGCAAATTCCCGTCCAGACACCGCCCTGTCGGCCAGAGCCTAGCTAAGGGACAGCGCTCGCGTTCATCCTTCATAATACCCATATCCTCAACTTCCTCCTTTTTTTTCCTCCCGATAATCCGTACTCCGTATGTACAACATAGGCATTCGAACGGCATCTCAGGTATGCTACCGCCATTTGCCTCCCAGCCAGGCCACTCCTCCCTTTCCTTCTCTGGATTCACTGCAAGCCAACTCCATGCATCTTCACAAAGCAGTGACGCCACGCTCCTCGTCAATCTCATACCCCTCCTCATTGAAATCCTCGCATATCGCTTCTGCCACTTTCTTTGCTTCCTCTGCGGTGTCATTGGGAAGGTCAGGACAATTCATAACTTGCGGTATGCCGTTGAGCTCTGGCTTGCCTGGCAGCCACATCTACCCAGGCCAACCTCCAAACACATACTGCTTCCATGCTCTATCCGTAGGTCCTCTCCATCCTTGACGTGAATGGGTTTATCAAATCGCAGCCTTTCAAGATCGCCATCCTTTGTCAGCACTGCTCCCATTGTTTCGCGCGCCTTCCCATCCCTGAGCACCCTTATTGTCACTCGTGTAGATTCAGGCATTTTTAATCCTCCTCCTTAGTTAGATACCTTCCTGACTCCTGCGATTGTTCTTTGCCGAAATCAAACCACTGAATACTCATGTCGCCCTCTTAAAATCTTCTTGTATTGCCGCTGCCAGTTTCTTAGCTTCCTCCGCGGTGTCAATCTCGTGTCTCTCTTTGGTCAGGTCCTCGAACGGCAACGGCGTCCCAAACAGCGTCAATCCCCCGGTCGCGGGATCACGATGCAAACCGCGCTTGAAGCCCCAAACGCGAATTACCACGTTGTCACTTCCCGTTTCCTCATCCAGAAGCTCGCCCAAATCGCGCGTGTAGACGGACATGATATCCTTTCGCTCCAGAAGCTCGCGCGGAAAGACAAAGTACCATCCCGCCTGCGCGGTCTTCAGTCCGGCGTCGATCAGGTTCTGCTTGACCGTCTGGTAGCTCGGATCGACGGCACCGTCCAACCACTTTTGAGGATCGAACAGGTCTACCATCTTCGCCTCGCCTTTCATGACCTCATTGGCTTGGTTCCCTAAAGCCAGTTCCTCTATGTGCTCTGCCGCACGCCGAATGAGGTTCACCTTCTCCAACTGAAGTCCTTGCGGCCATGTAAGTCCTTTGTCCTTGATCCAGCTGTAAGCGGTAACCGCCTCGTTGGCAAGTCGCGCGGAGATGTTTCTCCCCGAAACATAGTCCGAGAAGGTCTCGCTCTCCGAATAGCCATCAAGCAAGGTGTAGCCCGGTGGGTCGCCGGTAGCCAGCTCCCAAAGATCGCGCGCCTTAGCCTCCTCGATAGCCTGCAATCCGATCAGCCTCGCCTCGGCCTGTTCAAGTTTCTCTACCCGCTGCCGCTGGTAAAACCACAACTCTGACTTCGGCCACGTATGCCAGTCATCGGATATTCCATTCCGTTGTTCGACGATGAGACCATTCTCCTTGTCGTTGCGGTCCCAGTGGAGAATACGCACTGTCGGGACCGATACGCCAGGATGCGTTCCCTCCATGTGGATCTTCTCAGAGAGCGTTATACCATTCTCGACGGTGTCCAGCGCTTCGCTACCGCCGATCCCAAGCCTATGATGGTGATGGACCTGCAAAGGTGTCTCACTACCCCTCGCACCTGTGAGCTGGCAACGGTGACCATCCAGACGTAGAACTTCCTGCCTAACACTTTCGGATCTAGTCATCACTCCTCCTTTCTGTAGAATAATCTGTACATCTTCCCAGCGAACTCCAGATTCTCAGTGCGCCTTGCCAGAATAAGCGTTTGCGTAGGAATCGCCAACGCCGGGATCAATCTCCGCTCATATACGATCAAGGCCTGATCGTACTTATCTGGACACAACATCTGAATCTCCATCACTCTCCTCTTTTTCTTCTGCAAACTGTTTACCACAGCGGTAACAAAACCAAATGGTGGCGAGAAACGGTGACATTCCTAAACGCCTGTTCCTCAGACGATAGACGCAGTCCGCCTTTTGGCAAATCGGACAGATTGGCTTAGGCTTCTTCATTCTTTCGCTCCTTGTGCCAAACCTCAGCGGGCATGTAGAAAAACTTCTTATCACATACAATCCCGGCTTTGCGGAGCACAAA